TGGCAGGCAATAAAGTATCATCAACGTAATTTGCAAATTCCTGCTCTGTAGTGAAATCTCTGAAGTTTTTACCTAAAACACTTAAAACCTTTTCTTCAAATTGCTGAGGTGTAATATTAGTTAAGTTGTTTTGTTTTACGAAATAAAGAGAAGCTCCACTTACATTTTGAATATTTTCAGATATGGAGCCGGGAATAGCACTAACGTTGAAAAGGGTTCCAAAATTGTCAGCAACATCGATTTGAGAGTTAATAATCGTATCTATTGGGTCGGCAGCTTTAGGGGTGCCAGATACATCATCCTCATACAGATAGCCAGGAATAATGTACTTTAAAGCTTCAAAGTAATTTCTTTTGAAGAAGTTCTTATTCCTTAAATAAGTCTTACCAGACATTAGACGTATTCTACTTTAATAGCCAAGTTATTCAGTTGAATAATTTCATTAAAGCCCACCGAGATTGGCTTATCCACATTGCTGACTTCTGCGAATCTAATATCCTTCTCATCATCAAGCAGCACTCTGATTAAGTCTTGAGGCACGAAGGGCTCTGCAAAGTCAGTATTATCAATATTCATGTAGTTTACTATTGAGTTTCTAGCTGACTGAAGTAATCTGGATTCGCTTCTTCTCAGATTTTCATCAGCAGTGATTGTGACAACCAAATCCAAAGTTCTAACGAGACCATCGACAACAACGATCTCATCGGTTATCATCTTCTTGGACTCTACCGCCTCAAGTAACTGACGCTTGTACTCTTGGGTTGCTCTTCTGAGTTGAGAATTGGAAGCGCGCTCAAGAACAAAAAGATCAATAATATTCGCAGAGGAGAATGCTCTTCTAACCGAAGCTGTCGCTTTACCTGTTGAGCCATAGTTTGATGCAAAGTTATTAGCAAAAGCCTTGAAGTCTGGTAAAGTAACCAACCTGTCTTGAGTTCTGAAGACTAAGGGAGCATACCTCTTTGCTTGAGCAATGCTCTCAGCGTCTCGTCCACCAGTGGCCATACTTGAATTCTCTACTGTTATTTGAACATCTGCATTCCTAACTGTGCCACCGACATCTCCTTCAGAGTCTCCAGTGATTTGAGCATTTATCACTCCCTTATCAATATTACCCCTGGTGCCTCCCCCAACACGATAGGTCACAACATAGCGATCCCCTAAGGCTGGTGATTTCCCAATTGTGTCATCCCCAAAAAGGATAGAAGCTCTGAACTGCTCATCCGTTGTTACTTGGAAAACCTTATCATCCCCACCTGAGGCGAAATAAACGTTCTCTTCTTCTTTGTAAACACCCTCTGTCGAAGAATCTCCTGTTACAAAAACTTGGGCGCTCTTTTCAACGTATGGAGATTGAGCTAAATTTATAGTTTTTATATCTTCAGGAGAATTAAATATACCCTCCTCAGAAACCAAGGCACCCTCAAGAAGAACAGCATCCGTAATGGTGACAGTGCCGCCATCAACAGTCGTTGCAAATTCTAAACTTTGAGTAGGATCCGTGAGATCCACGGTCCCGTTGGAATTGACCTTGTATATTGTGTAAGTTAAAGTCGCACCATCTTCAGGAGAAGTAACTGTAAGGACTCTATTTGCAGGCGCAAGCGTTAGCGAGCTTGGGTTTGCAACAACAGAATCAGGCGTGAATGTCAAAGTTGCATTAGCAGCGGCAGATATAGGTCCTTTCATACGGACGCCAATTAGCTCTAACAATCTCTTTACACTATCTCTACTTTTAGCAGTTCCTATGTAGTTTTCATTAACTAGATAATCCGCCTTGTTAGACTGAATGTGGCCTACCGCTGCCATTAACTCAATCAGAAGAACACCAAAGTCGGAGCTTTCAAAGTTATTGTAGTCTAAGGGAAATGTGGACCTGACATACTTTATGAGATTAGCTCTCAAAGTTTCAAAGTCCGCAGAACTGTGATCTATTAGCTTCTGCTTATTATCAAGCTCTGAAGGTATTAACTTCAAAAAGTCCGATTCAACTGTTCCTGAGAAAGACACCATTATATTCTAACTCCAATATTAAAGGCAGTAGCCGTCGCATCTTTCACAGAACAGAATAAGTTGACCTTCAACTGACCCCCTCTTGTTTCAAAGACTTGTATTTTGTTCATTGCGACTGTACGTAAGTATCTACGTATAGCGGTGACAACCTCTTCTTTTATCAGTGAGAAAGTTGTCTCGTCCAAAGGCTCCATTAAAAATTTCCTTAAATTACAACCATAATCAGGTCTCATGAACCTCTCACCCCTTTCGGTTCTAATTAAAGAATTAAGATTTGATTTTACCAATTGCAGGTCTGAGGATTTGCTAAAATAACCATTGTTAGGCGATGTGCTAATAGGGTAATTTAAGCCAGTGAGCTTAGGAGACTTTAGAACTGTGGAGTCCAGAATTTTCTTCGGAGCCACTTGTCCAAACTGAGTTACTGTTAGTGAAGTCGTCATTTAAATTACCTATCAACTTAAATCAATATTCTTAAAGAATTTTTGAGTAGCGTTATAATTATTTAGAATTTCATCCTCACTAAGAGGCTTCGAGTAGAATCTAGTGCATCCAATGTAACCCCTAAGGCCACTTATCTGTCCTCCGAACCTTCCGCCCATGAAGTTTCCATCTGGAGTATTGCCGGTGATGTTCCCGTCAATACCGTCAGTGTAGCCACCCCCTAAAATCCAAGGCGTGAAGTAGCTATCGAGACTAGGACCACCCGAGTATTCGAATGAATTATTTTGCTTTATAGAAGGAGCTTTGAAGGTTTCTCTCAGCCTTTCTGTGCCAAAAGTATCCTGATAGCTGGATGTTGCTAGGTTAACTCCGTCCAGATAGACTTTAACTTGATTAGCCTGAGGATCTATGGATACAGAAAGTTGAGAAAACTCATTGTTACAGCTAGATAAAGTCTTACCATTGAACTTCTGGAAGACTGGAACTGTCATACCATACCAAGAACTTCTGTTGCAATTCTCCCGATTTGCTATGAATCCCGCTGAGGACGAGTCATAGGATTGAGTAGGAGCTAAAACAAGTTGAAGACCAGCGATACCATTTTCAGTAGCATCATTGCTAGGATCTAAGCCGGATGTGAATCTTCTGTCCCTAGTGAATCCTAAAATAGCTCCTCTTACAATCCCCGTGCCTCCATCAAACGACATGTTATTGATATTGGCTTGAGGCTCCTTGGATTCAGATAATCCAACATTTTCATTAGCCAATATTAACCTATACAATCCAGAGGCGTTGCTGTTAGTGTAACCAGCATCAACATCCTTAAGATCAGGAGTGTGAACCCAAGTCTCAAACGTTGCTCCCTTAGAATTATATAAGAAATCTTGGAAAGCTGATTTTTCAGGCAATCTAATGTAAGTTCCGTTACCTGAAAGATTTAGGTTAGAATCTAGATGTGCAACACCACTCAGGTAAGGTATGCCAAGGCCCTTGTCAAAGATACTTGAAGAGTCCCCAACCATCTGGGAGTTGTAGCTCTGCCCAAAATGACTACTATTTCTAACACCAAAGTTAGAACCAGATGCATCGTCGGTTTCAACCGTCAAGTAATTGTAGAGAGCAAAAAGCTCGTCCTCAATTATTCTGGTGTTGATTTGAACGCTAGGCGCGGAGGAGGTAGCAGCATCGTCAATAATCTCTCCCTTTGCCACATTTGATAATAAAATGTGATCAAGGAAAACAGAATCAGCAGATGTTATCTTTTCAGTAAATTTAATCTCAAGAGGCAACACGACGCCTGTTACGTCAGCTTGATCAAGTACAATTCTCCTCTGATCCTCAATGTCTATTAAAAAGTTAGATCCCGCCAAGTATGAGAAATCATTTACAGGAATTTCCCCCACGTTATAAATTGGACCTTTACCTAATAATACAGGAACTTTTACTGCTAACTCAATCTGCTTTTTACGTTTATTAATTTTGTCTTGGAAATGAGAGGCTTCGGAAAGCATTACCTGCCTCATATTATCAATTACCGCAATCGAGGCTGCGCTATCAACAAGATCTTGAATGTCTGCCGATACATCGAAAATCTTTCTATCTTTCTGACCTTCGAGTGTTAAGAGAAGTTCGTCTTGATCATAGAACTTGGAAATCGAAGGGGAATTGTCCTGAATGTTAGGGTCTAATATACTGTTAAAGTAATACCTAAGATCATTGGAGGTGGTTGGAACTCCTCGACCGCCAAGACTTGGATCAAATTCCAACTTCCAGAGGTCTCCGTTAGCAAAGCCTCCTGCTCTAAATCTAACTTCCTCATCTCTTTCAGCGAGTTCAAGAAGTGCAGGCTCAATACCACTCGCTTGAGAGTCGTAGTATAGACCGTCAACAGACAGCACAAACTTGCCCGCACGAGACTTTGGAGGACCGGACTCTAACCTAAACACTGATTCGATGACTTCCTCATCCTCTGTCGGCTCTAAGGAAGGATCAGCAGAACGAGCATCAAGGGTAGCGTCAATGTTAGCTATACCTTCATCGAAAGCATCTCTTACTTCCGTGGCTGTGTCTGCCTGTTGCACTAATATTCCAAAGTTCTGAGAAATGTACTCATCGAATCCAGCAGGGTCAAGATTCGCAAACTCTTCCCTTCTTGCCGATGCCCCTGCATTGCTATTATCTAAGAAATCTTTAAATTTCTGGAGGCACCCTTCAATCTCCGCGTACCTTCTTTCAATCTCTGAGGCTATACCTGCAAGACCTTGAGCGAATCCAATGAAAGCCCCGAGTGCTCCAGTAATGCCACTTATAATATCTAAACCAAATCGAGAGGAGTCCGAAAAGTATCCAAAAAATCCATCTCTATCAGGGAAGAGTGAAATACCTAGCTCATCTCTAATTGTCTGATTAATCTTCTTAACTATACCGTCAGCAAGTTCTCTTCCTTTCCGCATAGCCTCACGCATGGCAAAAAGAATTGGACTTGGTATTAAGCCTAGAATATTGACATCAGAAGCTAAATCTAGCATACAGCTAGGAACGCCGAAGTTAGCGGCGAGATCTGATATGTCTCCGTCACCACCTAATAATGCTTTTACGTCAAATCCCATTACGTTGCTCCTGCTCCTGGAAGGCCATCATTGTAGTCGTCAGCTTGTGGAGGCACTGGGATTATCTCAGGC